CATAAGTTATTGTATAACTAACAAATTCTCCTCTAAAATAATTTTTTGTAATTGTATTAATCATAATTATAACTCCGCTTGTAAAGATAAAAATGCACTTGCATTACCAGATTGTACATCTCCTGCTTGACCAGCCGTTCCTGATATTTCTGTAGTATTATAAAGCAAACAATTTCTTGTTGTAGCTCTAGCTATAGTCAAACTATTAAAAGAATCTGTTCCACCATTTCTATTTATTTTATAATAATTTGTTCCTGTAACTATATCTAATGTAGGATTTGCTCTCATTAATACAGGATACTGTACTACAGTAAGTAATGATGTTGCAGTTTCGTTTGCTCCCAATGCAATTTCATTATCTGTTCCATTAACTAAATTCCAATAATATCTCAAACACCTCTGTAAATTCATATCATAAGGCAAGAACTCAAAATCAGATGCAGTTGTTCCAGCTTCTAATTGTACGCCTGTAACATACCAATCGTTTGATGTGCTATCTGCAAGATTAACTTGACCTACTGCGGCACCTGTATAATTTTGTGATTGCCAAGAAGTTGCTAATGTTCCAGAAGTAAAATCAGTTCCTGCAACTAACCAAAAAAGTAATCTTAAACTTTGAGCATTATCATTATCTAAAGTTCCTGTTGTATCACCAGCATAAGTTATAGTTTTCTTTTCCCAAGTATCTGATGAGTTAATAGTATATGTTTTAGAGATATTCCTAGAATTGTCAGCATCTCTTATTTCAGCTGCATAAGTTCCTGTTTTATTTGATTTAACCCAAAAAGATAAGGTTAAACTTTCAGCATTTGCAGTTCCTTTTTTAAGATACTGTAAATTTTGACCTTCAAATCTACCTTGTATAACAAGAAAACTACCAGCAGATAAACCAGCATTTGCAGTAGTGCAATCCATTTTTAATGAAGTTGCAAAACCTTGACCAGTTGGTACATCTGTTTCCTGTGATTGTGTCCAAGTTCCAGCAGAAACTAATTGTGTATTCCATCTATCTACAGTATGATAATTAGCACCACTAGATATAGAAGCTGTAGAAGTTCCTCTTTGAGCAATACTCATATCACCATTGATGACGATATTCTTAGATCCAACGGTATTTAAAGCAATATAGTTACCTGTTCTTGGTGAGACTTTATCTACTTTTAATTCACTCATTATACAATTACCAAGGTTCCTGTTACCGTCACTGTTTCTGAAAATGTTACTGGACCTGCAAGAACTGCAGATTCAATAGTTATCGTTTTATCAATAGTCTCTGCATGAGTATAAATATCTTCTGCACCTGGTTTGTTACCAATGTAAGTTGTCGTATATAAACTATCCATTTATTCTCCTTATGCACTTATTGAATCAACAACGCTCACATAAACATCTGCTGATGTTGCAGTATCGGATTGTACTTTTAATACATCCGTATTCTGCATTACAAATTTAGCACCTCCTGTTACCAGTTCAATAGAACTTGCTGGAGGTACACTTAAATCTTTTGCAATGTATCTGTCCGTTGATCCTGTTACAGAAACCCAAACATCAATCGCAATTGCTGCAGTTGTTGTGTTTGTAACTCTTACTCCAATCACAGCATCATTTGAATCTGCTGTAAATACCGTTACTGCACTGTTCGTTGCTTCTGCGCTATATCTTGTAAAATCTTGTGCCATATTTTATTCTCCTAAAGGGCAATTGCCATGGCAACCGCGAATCCGTTGCTGGCAACACCTGATAAATTATTACTGTACTCTACAATATCAGTTCCATCAGAATATACAAGTTTTATTGTTTTATCTGTGGCTGCAAAAGTTGGGCCCGTTCCAGAGCTTGTTTTTACTGTTACGGTAAAGGCTCCACTTGTTGCATTTTCAATAATGTAAGTTTTTTCAACACTATCAGGAATAATAACATTGACATTGGCAGTGATTGTTCCTGTTAATTTGATGACTTTATTTTTACCATTGGATACTGCACCATCAGTAAAAGTTAACGTTGCTCCAGTTGTCGCATTTAGGGCTACAGCATCATAGCCACCAATTGCTTGTTCTAGAATAAGTAAGTTGGTATTTGTAATTTGTCCCCAAGTTCCTGAATTTTCTCCAGTGGCTTGTACGGTTAGTTTTAAACTAGCTGATGTAGTATTTGGCATATTTTATATTCCTTAAATTATTCGATATTAATTAATTTAGACACTACTGTCAAGCAACCTCTTTCCATGAAGAAGTTGTACCGGTATTGACTTCTACCCAGCCACTCGTTGTACCGGTATTGACGTCGGTATAAGTCGTTCCTGACCCAGTATTTACTGGATTCCAAATAACGAATTTAAATGTTCCTTCTGAAACTGTCAAATTAATTCCAGTTACAAAAACATCTGCATTTCCTGTAACCTCTACATCATTTTCTTGAACCGTTAAATCTTGGCCGGTTACATTGACATTAGCTTCTGCAGTTACTGTTAAATCTCCTTCTGCAGCAGTTAATCCTTGACCCGTTATATTGACATTTGCATCTCCAGTGACATCTGGAACATTATCTTGAACTGTTAAATCTTGACCGGTTACATTAACATCAGCATTTGCATTGATGGTAACATTTCCTTCTGTAGCAGTTAGTGCTTGACCGGTTAGATCAACTACAACTCCTGTAACAACATCTACATCATTTTCTTGAACCGTTAATTCTTGACCCGTTACATTAACGTTTGCATCTGCAGTAACAGATACATCATCTAAGTTTGCGGATAATAATTGACCTAATACGTTAACATCTACATCTGTAGTGATGGTAACATTATTTAAATTTGCAGATAATAATTCTCCAGTTGCATCTACATTTGCATCTGCAGTAATAGTGACATTATCTAAGTTTGCGGATAATAATTGACCAGTTGCGTTTACATTTGCATCTGCTGTAACAGCTACATCATTTAAATTAGCAGATAATAATTGACCCGTTACATTAACATTAGCATCTGCAGTTATATCTGGAGTATTTTCTTGAACCGTTAATTCTTGTCCAGTTACATCTACATTAGCAGTTCCAGTAACTGTTACATTATCTAAACTAGTTGATAATAATTGACCGGTTACATTTGCATCAACACCTGTTTCAACAGTAACGTTTTGAAGATTAGCAGTTAAAGATTGTCCAGTTACATTAACGTTAGCATTAGCGTTAACAGTAACATCATCAAGATTAGTAGTTAGAGATTGTCCGGTAAGATTTACGGATACATCAATTCGGCCGATACCCCAAGCACCTGTGCCCCAAGTATAATTACCATTCCATCCTGCCACTTAAGACCTCCTTGTTAGCCGGAGATTCTTAATATAGCTGCTGATGTAGTAAATGCTGGAAAAACAATTGTGAAAGTTCCGTCTGTGCTAATTTTATCAGATGTAAAATCTAAAACTGCAACTGCTGTATTAGAATTAGAAGTATTATAAATCAATGCACCTCTTGCAGTGATCGTTGCACCTGTAAATGATAAATCATTAAAATCAACAATCGCAACACCTGATGCAACTGACGTACTTGGATTCGGTTGTACTAATGCTCCACCACCTGCAGAGTATGATCCTGAATCACCAACTTGACCCGTAGTTGTATATGAAGTCGTTGCTGAGTTTAAAGTAGCTGAAGAACTATAAAGAGCCAACTTGAATTTATCTCCACCAAATTGGAATTCATGTTGACCTTCTAACAATTCTTTTTTAAACGAATTTGCAATCGCTTGTGTTATCGCCATAGTTTATCTCCTTATTTGCCTCCGACTCGAGGAACACCTGCTTGATATTCATCTCGTCTTCGTCTTCCCATTTGTTCTATCGAGAAGCCTTCTGCTACCTGTTTATATCTTCCTTCATATAATTGCAAGAGATCATTTGGCCCCTTTAGAAAAGAAAATGCTTCTACTAAACATGCATACAAAAGTCCGTTGGGAAAATACTTACTTAAGTATGTAGTTGTATTTGTACTCGATAAACCAGGGTCTTTCAAGATATAATTTAATTGAATTTCATAAGTAGCATCAGGACTAGGAGCTAAAACAATAGTATCTTTGTCCCACATACCATAATATTTAGGTACTCCAGTTGCTCCTGTTGGATTATATTCAGACATAAAACTCGTATCTCTATATTCTAAAAACTCTCTATTATCAGGTTGTGAACTACCATCCGAATCTACAATTTGAGCAGATCTTACAATTAATAAATCTGCAGGTACGTCAATAAATCTTTGTGATGCAATTAGATTTGCTGTTGCATATCGTCTATTATTATCAGAGTCTATTTCTCTAAATATTCTCCATTCTGCATCTTCAATAAAACCATCAATAATTGTAGAAGTTAAAACATTTGAATCTACTTCTGTATAATCTCTAATTTTTTGTACTAATTCTGCGTATGTCATTATGCTTGTAAAGTTACTGGACCAGCCGAGCAACCATCTCCTCCTCCACTTACATTTCCATTTGTTGCAGTACTTGTACTTTGAAAATGAAAATAATTATTTGTATTTGATATATTACCACTAGAATTTATTTTGCCAACCGTAATTGAAAACCCAGATGCATTAGAAATATCGGACACATTATCAAAAGTAGGAACACTTCTAAACCCAGTGGGACTGGTAGCACCTCTAAATCTTACAACATCATTGGTAGATCTTTTATGAGTTGGTGAATAAACATTGACATAAGTATTTCCTGAATATTTAATCGTTTCAAAAGGATTGGTTTGTAATAAAATTAATACTGCAGGTTCAACTCTTGCAGGTCTAGCTTTAGGTAAACCTTGTCCGTCGGCCGTGAATCGTCTTGGTTCTAACTGTGGATGTTTAGGCTCGAATTCTGAAACATGGACAAAGGCACCATTCCATTCCGTTACCATTTCAGAATAAGGAAACTCTAATCCTGATCTATCTGATATGGCTTTTGCATATTTTCCTTTTGATAAATTAGACATTCGGATAATAAGTTTTTGGTGTTATGAAAGAACTAGATGAAGATCCATCTTCAGCTAATGCTCTTTGTAATTCATCTTCGTATAATAATTTTAATTCCTGGATTCTTTGTGGCGCTTTTTTAAGAGCCAAATAATAAGCAAGACCCGCACACATACAAGGAACGAACCGATAAGGTACATCGACTGCATTTGTATAAACTCCAACATCATCAATCCTTTTTACATAATAATAGTTAATAGTATTACCTGCTTCAGATGAGCCTGGAGTAAGGTATAGAGTTATTGTAACTTTGTCTATAAATCTTTGTACAAAATATTGTACAGGTTGTCCTTCAGATGATTTGTTTGATAATGCTTGATAAGCTGATCTATTAATTTTTGTAAGTGGTGTATCTATTGAAGATGCATTCCTATAAGAGCACTCCAATATATCATCAACGCCATATATGCTAGTGGCGTCCGAAGTTCCGTCACCAGGTGAACGAAACATTGTATAAGTTGCTTGACCATCTACTAAAGTTATTGAGTTGTTTGCAACTTCCCAATAATGCAAACCTCGGTTTGCCCATTCTTGAAATAGAATATTTAAGGATCGTCGCGCAGTTTTAATATCATAACCTGCGTTAGATTGCAAACCAATTCTTTCATAAGCTTCTTCTATGATCTCATCGATCTGAAAATTCTTATCAAAGACGTATGTACCTGAAGTAGTGTTAGCCA